AGTAGGCGAAATAAGAATAGACGCCAATTATATATACGTAAGAACATCATCTAGCGAATGGAAACGAGCACAATTAAATACATACTAATATGAACACATACACTTGGGAAATACAAGCATTTAAAGTTAAAAGAAACGAGGGCGAATTAGTAAACGTTGTATATCAAATACAATTTCTATATAGAGCAACAGACGGAGAGTTTAAAACCTTTGTTCAAGATGTAGCTACTATTGGAAGTCCAAACGAAGAAAATTACACGGAGTACGAAAATCTAACACAAGAGCAAGTTATTGGTTGGTTAGAAAATAGCGTTGATGTTGATGCATTAAAAAGTTTCGTTGACAGTAAACTATTAAAAGTTCGTGCTAACAATAGCAAGACATTAAGACCACCTTTCTAATGAACTTAACAGATTTGAAAATATACGGAATGAATATAGGGGCGTTAATGTTATCGTTAACGGAGATTGAAGCAATTTTAAAAGTAGCAGTTCTTCTTATTACTATCGGATATACATTGCACAAATGGTATTTGATGAATAAAAAAAAATAATATGATTGCAGCATTAAAAAAAATAGTAGTTTGGTTAGAAAAAACTAGGTGTAATATACACTTCAAGTGGAACGCTATATTAGAAAATTTAAAAACAGATTGTCAGTGCGAAAAATTGCAAAAATAATAGTTCATTGTACTGCAACAAAAAAAGACCACGATGTAAAAGTCTACGATCTTAAAAAGTGGCACGTAGATGAAAGAGGTTGGAAAGATATTGGTTATCACTTTTTTATTGATTTAAAAGGCAATGTACACGAATGCCGACCAATAGAGCAAACAGGCGCACATACCAAAGGACATAATTTCGATAGTATAGGAATAGCATACGCAGGAGGTCTTGGAGATGATACTGCTTGGCACGATACACGAAATGAAGAACAGAAAGCAGCACTTGAAGATATGTTGTGTTATCTTAAAATACAATACCCAAGTGCAAAGATATACGGACATAGAGATTTTAGCGACAAGATGTGTCCGAGTTTTGACGCAAGAGAAGAATATGAATGGATTAGTAATCAGTTTTGAAAAAACAAATAGCAACAAAAGTTTTAAGAACAAAAACCAAGCGACCAAATGTACATAGTAAAAACGCTTCGAAAGGTCAAAAAGGTTGGAAGAAAAAATATAGAGGGCAGGGAAGATGAAAAAGATATTTGATTTTATTACAAGCGACATAATAGGAGCAGTAGGTAAAGTAATTGACGACTTATTTACTAATGATGAAGAACGCATTAAAGCAAAAAATGAGGTATTTCAAATACTAAAAGAAAAAGAACTTGAACTTCGCAAAATGCAAACCGAAGTAATTGTAACAGAAGCACAAGGCAATTGGTTGCAAAGGTCTTGGAGACCAATCCTTATGTTAGGTTTTGGGTTTATAGTTATGTACAATAAATTCTTTGCACCTGCGTTTAATTTACCAAATGCAGAACTTGAAAATGAATTTTGGAACTTACTACAACTTGGTGTAGGTGGGTATGTAATAGGTAGAAGTGCAGAAAAGATTGCAAAAGATGTTATTCAGAAAAGATAACAATTTTTAATTATTTCTTGATTTCGTGAAAAATTTCATATAACTTCGCTATGAATTGCATTTGTAATTGACTTTTGCGTTCAGCAAAAAAAGGCAAATGTTATATTACATATGATAAGCGCAAAAACTATATAAAAAAATTACTATGAAATTTGATTTAAAGGTACAGTATTTAGGAAAGAAAGAAGAAAAATTTGATGCAGAGAAAGATATGTATTATTTAACTTTTAAAACATATAACGCACAAATTGAAGGCAAATTTGAAAAAAGTGAGTTAAGACATATGATACAAATACTTGACAATGCGGTAATGTAATGCCACGCAAACCAAGTCGCAAGACACTAATTAACAAAGCTGACAAGATATTCTCGGAGTATATACGCAGAAGATATACTAACGATAACGGCATTACAGAGTGTTATACTTGCGGAAAAAAAGACCATTGGAAAGAATTGCAGTGCGGACATTTTATGAGCCGTAAACACTATTCAACTCGTTGGAACGAAACTAATTGCCAAGTACAATGTGCAGGGTGCAATGTTTTTAGATACGGAGAGCAGTATAAATTTGGCAGGAATTTAGATATTGAATTTGGTAACGGAACGGCAGATGACTTGCATCAATTAAGCAGACAAATAGTTAAGTACGATAACAATGACCTTATTGAAATGATAAAGCATTATGAAAAAAAACTTGCACAGTTCTAATTTATTGTTACCTTTGATTGTCTTTTAAGTTATTTATAACTTGTTATCTTTGGGTGGGGTGTGTAATGCACCTCACTTTTTTTTATTTGTTTTTATCAAAAACATTTAATATCTTTATAGAAATTAAAATAAGATGACACGTATGGAAGATTTAATGAGATTAAAACAAGCAAGGATAGATGCCTTGCTAAATGAAATCGCAAAACTTAAAAGCGAAATAGATAAGTTACAGGCAGATGCCGAAATTAACAATCAATTTTTAACAGAAGTATATTATGAAAACAGGTAAAGTAACAAGTATAGTAGGAGACGGAACTTACAAAGATTTAAACAAATGGAAAGTAAATATCGATAACGGAGATAGCTTAACATTTTTTAGTAAACAAGAGTTTAAAAAAGAAGTAGGAGATACTATCAATTATGATATAACAAACGAGAAATATAAAATTGGCAAGTTAGCACAAGATAGACCTGCCTTTGTAAGTAAAGATGATTTAATTTTACGACAAGTAGCTTTCAAAGGTGCAATTGAAATAGTGTGCCGTACTGAAAGTTTTAAACTTGAAAACATTGAAGATTTAACAGATAACTTTTTTAATATATTAAAGAAATGAAAAACGCAGAACTAGTAAAAGGAATGTATGTAAAAGCAGGAGATGTAGATTGGGTACAAGCACAAATAGATTTTGATGTTGCTCAATTAAGCCAAATGTTAATTACATATAAAGATGTATTTGAAGCAAATAAAGGAAAAGGAAGATTAAGTATATGTAAGTCAAAAAACGACCCTAATAAGTTGTATATGACTTTAAGCACATTTAAACCTCAACCAAAAGAGCAAGTACCTGTGGCAACACACCTTGCAGGAAGAGAGGATAATGATATGCCATTCTAAAATTAAAGGGGTCGAAAGACCCTTTTTTTTTGCTTTATTTTTTAAATTAAAAAACTTTAATACATTTATACAAAAATAACAAGACAATGCTAATTAACTTTGATGACGTAAAAGACAAACTAAATAAAATACGAACAGGACAACAAAAAGAAGCATACAAATTAGATATACAAGAAATAGATGAGTATATAAGGTTTAAAGAAGCAAATTTTAACATTGTATTAGGACACGCAAACGTAGGTAAGACAACTGTTATTCTATATATGATGTTGCTTTATGCAAAACGATTAGGAATTCGTTGGTTAGTTTTTAGTAGTGAAAATGAGCCACATTCAATAGTAAGAAAGTTAGTTGAGTTTTTAGAGCAGAAGCCAATTAACAAAATTGAGGAAACAGATTTTAATGAACATTTAGGTTGGATATTTGATTATTTTAAAATAGTGGATACAAGTTCGTTATATACTTATAGGCAACTAATTGAATTGGGTACTGCGATAAAAAAAGCGTGGGACTATAAGGGTATGTTAATTGACCCATACAATAGTTTAATCAAAGACCCTGAAATGAGTAAGAGTATAGGTGGACACGAATATGATTATCAAGCAACGACAGAGATGCGTATATTCTGTAAAAAGCATAATGTATCAATATGGCTTAATACACACGCAAATACTAACGCATTAAGAATGAAACACTCAATAGGACACGAATATGTAGGACACCCAATACCACCTATGGCAAGTGATGTTGAGGGCGGTGGTAAGTTTGTCAATAGAGCAGATGATTTTCTTTGCATACATAGATACTTGCAGCACCCTACCGAATGGATGTATTCGCATATACACGTTAGAAAAGTAAAAGAGATAGAAACAGGTGGAAGACCAACACCTATGGATGAGCCGATTAAATTAAGAAGTATAGTTGGCAATGTAGGTTTTGAAATTAACGGCAATCCGTTATTAAAAGCACCATTGAGAGAGCAATCAAATTTACCATTTTGAGACAAAAAAAATATACACAACAACAAAGAATAGAATCGCTTGAAAAAGCGGTTACTACTTTATATGCAATGATACAAGCAGTAATAGATAAATTACCAAACGAAAAAAAATGAACGGACTACACGTTGAGGGTTTTCTTGTATCAGGAGTAATGTTAGGTTTTTTATTGCAACCTGACGAGAACTCTACAACACTAATGTTATGCTTTTTTGTTATTGGACTAAAAATTACTTGGTGGTAGAAGCATTAAACATATTATCAAAAAATCACGACAAGTGGTTGCGTATTGCAAGGTCATTTGGACTTCAAGCAGAAGCCGAAGATTTAGTGCAAGATATGTACCTTAAAGTTTATGATTGGAAAGGCAAATATGATAAGACGTTAATGTATAATGATAAAGAAGCAAATCATTACTTTGTTTTTTTAGTGTTAAGAAATTTATATATTGATAAGTGCAGAACAGATAAAAAGAATAAAAAGATTGAAGAATTATTTAGCGAACCAAATACCAAAGGCAATGTATTTGAATATAAAGAACAGTTAGATATTATTGAAAAAGAGATAGCGAGTTGGCATTTATACGACAGAAAGATATATGAACTTATATATATAGAGGGGTATAGTATGCTTGAATTAAGCAAACAAACAGGCATAGATTACTACTCAATATATAGAACAAAAAATAAGATTGAAAAATTATTAAATCAAAAATTACAAAAATGAAAATTAAAATAGGAAGCGAAACAAAAAGTAAAGTATGGAGTTTTGTTAAAGAAAACAATATAGGGCAGAGAGGTAAAGCAGACGGAAACAAAGCACAACAATACGTTGGACTACTTGGGGAGATTGCAGTTAAAAGATTATTTGGTATATCAGATAAACTTGAAGCAGGTTTTGACGGAGGTTATGATTTTGAACATAACGGAAGAAAGATAGATGTTAAAACTATGGGTCGCAATGTAGATGTAGAGCCACACTTTGTAAACAACTTTTGGGCATACCAAAAAAACCTAAAAGCAGATACTTATATATTCACTTCGCTAAACAAAAAGACATATGAAGTTACTATATGCGGTTGGATAGAAAAAGACGAAATGAAAGAAGTAGCCGAGAAGTTTAAAAAAGGCACAATACGCACACTAACAGACGGCACAGAGTTTCCGTTAAAAGGTCCTATGTGGGAGATAAAAATGAGTGACCTAAAAGATATAACAGAATTGTTATGAAGCTTGGAGATATAGTTTATTACATTACTAAATACACAGGCATAAGATATATTGTAAAAAAACTTAACCCTAACTGTGGTTGTGATCAACGCAGAGAAGATTGGAACGAGATTGATATTGGAGACCTATGGAAGCGTTAGACAAAATAGATTGGAAGTTGTTTAGAGAAGCAGTAAGAAATAAACTAAACAAAAAACAATTTGAACTTGTATGTCAGCTACACGCAAAATACTTCAAGCATTCTTATTACAAACCCTGCACCTGTAACCCAAGAACAATTGTAAATTGGATACAACAACTTAACGACCTTTATGACACAGATACAGACAACTAATAAATTTGAGAAAGCATTTATAAAGTTTTTGAATGTATTTGATGATTGGAATTTAGAATGGGTAGGAGATAAAAACCTATGTTATGATGCAAAAGGATATACTCCGAAAGGCAAGAAATGCGTAATTGAAATGAAGTTTCGCAAAAAATACTACGATAGTAAACTGCTTGAAAAGAAAAAATATGATGCACTTATGGAATTGAATTCCGATATTGTAAAGATATATTTTGTATCAGACCCAAAAGGCAGTTATTGGTTTTGGCTTGATAAGTTGTCTAAAATGCAGGTTTTTGATAAGCATTGTCCTACTACTTCTTATTGGAACGACAAAAAACAAAATAAAGAAGTTTACCTTTTAGCAGAGGAACAAGCAAGTATTGTCGATAGAAGTTAAACTTTTCTTAACTTTTTTATTAAAAAATTTTGATAACTGTAATAATGGTCTTATATTTATGGTATAATTAAAAAGATAGAAATTATGAAAGAAGTAAAAGTTTTAAGAACATTAGCAGAAATCACAAGTTCAATTATTGATAGTTACAATAACAACGAAAGACCTAATTATGTTGATATTAGAGACTTGCACATATTGAGCCAACACGATATTATCAATAACGATTAAAAGACAAAAAGATGACAAGTTTATTAGATAGATTAAAATTAGAGCATTTAGAAAAGTTAGTTAATAGCAGAGAGCAGTATCCTAATCTCGTAGCAAGTATTGAAAAAGCACTTAAAGCAGAGCAGTTCTTTGTTAATTTAAGATACGGAGATTGTGCTGATTTGATTAGCGTAATTGATTGGAACAAGAACGTAGGAGATATACCAATGCTATTCAATGAACAAGATAACTAATATAAAAGATTTGCAGTACTATGGCAATATGGAGTTTTTATGCCAAGTAGTATTAGATGCTCTTAAAAAGAACAAGACAGAAAGATTAGATAAAATGGCTCAATCGCTAAACGAGATTACTTTTTATGTAAACGAATTGCAAACTAATAGGTGGGCATATGATAAAGCGTTAAGCGAATACCGAGAAGATAAAAATAGAGCAATTGAAAGAGCAAGACAAGCAGAAGAAAAAATTAAGAAATTAGAAGAAGAATTAAAAAAATTTAATATCTTTAACACAAATAAATAGAAGACAATGGAATATGTAGATTATGGAAACCCTGCTTACGAGCCTGATTATGAATGCAGTTTTTGTGGCAGACCAATGTATGACGATAAGCAGTATTGTAGTAACAGTTGCTTTGAGGGAGATATGAGATGAGAACAGAAACAGGTTTATATATTGTACAACTTGGAAGCAAAGTAAAAGTGTACACAGAACAAGAGTGGTTAAAAGAAAAGCACCGAGTATGGTGGGCAAATTTGAAAAACAGATTATGGAATTGATTACACTATTAGACCAAAAGGACTATAAAAAGAATAACCTTTTAAACAAGATGCAAGATGATAACTTCTATTATGGAGAACTTAACAAAATAGCGTTAAGCAGTAGCAGTATTAAGTTGCTATATGATAGTCCAAAAAAGTACCATTATGTTACACAATATGGCAATGTAAGTACACAAGGCTTACGAGACGGATGGTTGCTGCATTGTTTATTACTCGAACCTGAAAAGTTTGACGAGTTGATATTTGTAGATGTGCAAAGTAAAAACACAAAGAAATATAAAGAAGCAGTTGCCGAACACGGAACTGTTTATACTGCAAAAGAAAAATCAGATGCAGAACGTCTTGCAGATGCTATACTTAAAAACGAACAAGCGTTAAGATTATTAGGAGATAGTCAATATGAAGTACCTGTTATTGGCGAGGTAATGGGTATGCCGTTTCGTGGTAAAGCAGATATATTGAGCAAACACGGAATTGTCGATATTAAGACAACAAGCGACATCAAGGCATTTCCGTACTCGGCACGAAAGTATGGTTATGATATTCAAGTGTATCTATACTGCAAATTATTTGGACTTGAATTTTATGAGTTTAAATTTTTAGTAGTAGATAAGAGTTCGCTTGATATTGGCATTTGGGATGTGTCCGAAGACTTTTATTTAAGCGGAGAGCAAAAAGTTAAACAAGGTATTGAAACTTATATGACGTATTTTATGAAGCAAGAAGTTGAAGTAAACGATTATGTAATAACAGGAACATTATGACACAAACAGAATTTGAACAGATAAGAAGAAGATTTGAATTAGAATTTGGATATACGTTTTTAGATAAAACACGAAAGAGAGAGATAATTGAAGCAAGGGCAACTTTCATTATGTACTTAAAAAGGTACAAACATAGGGGGTTAGTTGAGATAGCAAGATTGATTGAGTACTCAACAGGGTGGAAAATAAACCACGCAACTATACACCACGCAATCGAAAACTATGAAATGTACTCACAATACAATCCAAAGTTAAATGAGGTAATGATGAGTGTTATTGGCTCTTTTGCAAACGATAGCGACAAGCAACAATACATACGAAATACGATTACACGATTGCCGAGCGACGTACTTAATAACGTACACGATATTGTACAAAACGAATATGTAAAAGTGCTTGAAAAAGACTATGAAGAATTAGTAAATAAAACTTAGCAAAAAAATCGTTATATCATTATGGAAGTTAAAAAGGTCAGTATCAACGACATAAAAACAAATCCTGATAACCCTCGTATCATTAAGGACTATAAATTTAGTAAACTTGTGAATAGCATACGAGAGTTTCCTCAAATGTTAAAACTACGACCAATAGTAGTTAATAATCAAAACGTAATACTCGGTGGTAATATGCGATACAAAGCAAGTATAGAAGCAGGGTTAAAAGAAGTATATATCGTACAAGCAGATGAGTTATCTGACGAGCAACAAAAAGAGTTTATAATCAAAGACAATATAGGCTTTGGAGAATGGGATTGGGACTTACTTGGCAATCAGTTTGACTTTGAACAGTTAGAGGATTGGGGTCTTGACACAATTAAACACGATTGGGAAGACCTTGACTATATTGACGAAGATGTAGAAGCACCTAACCTTGAAACGAATAAAATTGTAATAACAATAACAGACGAGTATTTAGATGTTAAAGAAAAACTAACTAATGAATTAAAAGATTGGATAACAGAAAACTATCTTGGGTGTGAAGTCAAATGATACATACTTGAACATACTGATTAGCTTTGCGTATGCAGGGCGAAATCAAAAGTTCAACGATTTAGTAACAAGCGAAAGCGAAAAAGGCAATGTTAATCTTATGGTAGATAGCGGAGCCTTTACTTTATTTAATTCAAAAAAGAAATTAGATTGGCTTACGCTTGATAACTATTGCAAGTACATTGATGCAAATAACCACAAGATAGAAAAGTATGTTATGCTTGATGTGATAGGCAACGACCACGCAAGTAAAAACAACTATGAAACAATGGTGCAAAGAGGTTACAATCCTATGTTTGTTTTCACAATGGCAGATACAAATTTTAATTATCTAAAAGATGCACGAAAGAACAATGAGCATATTTGCGTTGCAGGTGGAGTAACAACAAAAGGAGATTGGACTTTAAAACGCATACAAGATGTATATAAAATAACGCAAGGCAAATTACACGGACTTGGTTTTGTAGCTTATCCAAAAATGTATCAGTTGCCTTTGCATTCTGTTGATAGTAGTAGTTGGGTGCAATCATCACAAGTGTATGGTAACCTATCTTATTTCGATAATGGCATCAAAGCGTTATCTTATAAAGATGTGCTTACGAGAAAAAAAAGGTTACCAATTAAGATGCAAGAAGTTTTAGAGCAGTTAAAGATTACTCCTAAAATGTTTAGCGATATTAAAAACCACAAGGGTGCGAAAAGTATAGCAACAATAACTAATACATTAGCATATATTGAATATCAAAAATATAGTAAAAGGTTAGGTGTAAATTTATTTCTTGCGATAGCCAATACAGGACAAGCTAACACAATACTTTACATAAACGAGAAACTTAAAAAAGGTACATTAACATACGAGCAATTTAAAAGAATATGAGAATAGTAGTTAAATTACAAACAGAGGGAGTACACTCTTGGAAAGGTTGCGATATAGACGAAGTTAGCTTTTTGAAAAACTTGCACAGACATATATTTCATATCAGAGTCGAAAAAGAAGTAACACACGAAGACAGAGATATAGAGATAATAGAATTTAAAAGAAATATAGAAACTGCAATCAATGATGAGTTTTGGGATGATGACTTTCGTTGCAATAACTTTCTTGATATGAGTTGCGAAAGTATAGGGCAATGGATAAAAACAACTTACAATGCAGATTTAGTTGAGGTATTAGAAGACAATGAAAACGGTGCAATAGTATGAAGAACATTTGGTACTTTGGTTTAGAGCCATTAAAAGAAAGGTACACATATCAATTAAGTAATATGTGGATGCCGAATACATTTAAAGATTATGATGTTAATTTTATTCCTATTGAGGGTACACTTAACACAGGAAAAGAAATACGAGTAGGTGCAGTATTAGATGCCGTAGGCAGAGGGCAGTATGCTTTGAGCCAATGTGCTAATTTTTTAGATAAGATACGAACTAACAAAGTTAAAGAGGGAGATGTAATCTTCTTGCAAGATTTTTGGACATCAGGTATTGATAGTATTTTTTATGCTCTTGATTTATACAGATATAAAGACATAAAGGTATATGGTATGCTACACGCACAATCGGTTGATGAGTACGACTTTACTTATGATATGAAAGATTGGATGCGATTTTATGAATTAGGTCTTGATAAAAGAATGTCAGGTATATTCGTCGGCAGTACTATTCATAAGATGCAGTTGCGTGATGCAGGTTTCAATGCACCTATCCACGTTGTGTCTTTGCCACTTGATTACCAAAATGTAATTAAAACTGCACCAAAGAAAGTTGTGAAGCAAAATACAGTTATCTATACAAGTAGGTTAGACAAAGAAAAAAACCCTTACTTTTTGTTAGCAGTTGCAGAACGTTTCTTAAAAGAAAACCCTGATTGGAATTTTGTAGTAACGACAAGCGGTACTAATTTAAGAAGCAACTTACCATATATAACAGATGCACTATATAAACTATCAAAGCAAGAGCCAAGATTTATTTTAAAGAAAAATCTAACCAAAGAAGAATACTACTATGAACTTAAACGAGCAAAAATACAATTCAATTGTTCGTTGCAAGATTATGTTAGTTGGACTTCGCTTGAAGCTGATGCGTTTAGATGTGTGCTTGTATATCCTGATTTTAGAAGTTTTAAAGAGATGTACGGCATTCCGTTTAAATATACCGCCTTTGATATAGATAATGCGTTAGAAGTTCTTAAAATAGCTACAAGAGGGGATAACTATATAAGTGCGTTATCGCAAATGTCAGACCTTGGCAGACGATTAGAGGGTTGGATAGTTGCAAATGATTATCAAGGGTCTGAATTAAATATATGGCACGAGAAACAATATATTGAAAACCTAATAAAATGAAAGGCAAAGATTATTGGTACGGCAAAGAAGTAGAGGGTAGGCTATATGGTCTATATACTTTATTTAATAGAAACGGACTTGGCATCATAACAAGCAAAGTGCAACATTTGTATTTCACGATAGAATTTTGGAAAACAAAAGATTGCATTGAAACAATAGAGTCTTTGATTTTAGATTATCCTATTTCAATAGAAGTAAATAAAGAAGTGTACCAACACGTTACACCTAATATGAAAGTTAGAGCGCACTTAATTTACAGGATACAAGACGATAATGTATTTGACTTAAAAGAAACAGATAGTGTATTTGTAGACGGCAATATGTATAACGTATTATGCTTTACTAAACATAACGCACTTAAAGTAAACTATACTGATTATTCAAACGACACCTTATGATAAAAATAGAAAAGAAGTATTACTTCTATGCAGGACACAGAAATAAAGAAGCAGGAGAGAAATGTGGAAGACCACACGGACACACCTACGATGTAACCTGTACGTTTGCATTTAATAAAATGGAGAATGGAGTTACAATGTTGTTTTCGGATATTGATAAACTTGTTGAGCCAATTGTTAAAAGTTACGACCATTACTTTATTCTTAACGAAGAAGACCCTTTGGTAGATGTATTTAGAATAACAAATGAACAATACATAACAGTACCATTTGAAACGTCAGCAGAGAATATGGCAATATGGTTATTTCAAAGAATTAAAAACGAAGCAAAGTTACCTATCATTAAGATAGAATTTGCAGAAACAAAATCATCAAAAATAATATATGAAGAAGTTAGCAGTTAGCGAAGTATTTTATTCAATACAGGGCGAGGGTAAGACAGTAGGAGTACCAAGCGTATTTGTTCGCTTAGGCGGTTGCAACCTTATGTGTGGCGGTATGGGTACGCAGTTTGACGGTGAGCTACATAATGGCGCAGAATTTAGATGTGATACTGTTGAAGTGTGGATGAAAGCACAATCAAAAGAAGTTGAAGATGTTTTGCCTAACGATTGTGTTGAAGCAATAAAAAACGATGCACACATAATTTTAACAGGTGGCGAACCAACTATGCAACAAGCAGCATTAGAAGACTTTATTAGATACGTAAAACACAATATCAATGCAAACGCATATTTTGAAGTAGAAACAAACGGAACAATTATGCCAAGCGAATATATGTTTGAACAAATACATTTATGGAATTGTAGTCCAAAACTGCGTAATAGTGGTATGGATAGTTCAATGACATTTAAGCCACAAGTAATTGAAGCACTAAATAACAAGAACACAATTTTTAAGTTTGTAGTAAACGGAGAAAAGGAATGGCAGGAGATACAGGACTACTATCTTGATATAGTAGATAGAGATAAAGTTTATTTGATGCCAGCAGGAGAAAATCAAGAACTACTAAACGAAACAAAAGAAAGAGTAGTCGAGTTAGCAAAAGAAAACTATCTTAACTTTACAACAAGATTACATATTGAAATATGGAACAAGAAAACAGGAGTATGAAGATTATAGGTTGGGAAGAAGTATATGAACGACTTGGACTAATACTTGCAACATATCCACACGACACAAAATACTATGGAGTGCCAAGAGGAGGAGTTATTGTTGCAGGACTAACAGGCAACCCAACAAACAGAATAGACGAAGCAGATGTTATCATTGACGATTTAATTGATAGTGGTAAAACAGAAGCAAGATACGCTAAACATAAAAAACCATTTGAAGCACTAATAGACAAGAGAGAAGAATATAAAGACGAGTGGTTGGTATTTCCGTGGGAGCAAAAAGAAAACGGAGCAGAAACTATTGAAGACAATGTAACACGATTGCTACAATACTTTGGAGAAGATGTAAACAGAGAGGGGTTGCAGGAAACACCTAAACGCTTTGTAAAGTTTTTTAGAGAGTTTCTTAATCCACCACAATGGAACTGCACAAGTTTTGAGGGCGAGGGATATGACGAAATGATAGTGCAAACAAATATACCTTTTCATAGTTTATGCGAACATCATATAGCACCATTCTTTGGAACAGGTACAATAGCATACATACCAAATAAAAGAATAGTAGGGTTAAGTAAATTATCAAGAACGCTTGAAACATTTGCAAGACGATTACAAAACCAAGAACGCATAACAACACAGGTAGCAGAGTTTCTTTGGAATGAGTTAGACCCAAAAGGAGTTGCAGTACAATTAACTGCGAAACATATGTGTATGGAAATGAGAGGAGTTAAGAAGCACGATACTTGGACTACCACTACAAAAGTATTAGGAGTGTTTAAGGAAGATACCAATGCAAGAAATGAATTTCTAAATAGTATTCAAAATGGTAAGTAGCGAACAAACCGAACACAATAAAAAGAAAGTACTCGAAGCATTAGAAAAGTCCTTTGGAGTAGTTACAACTGCTTGTAAAGCCGTAGGTGTTAGCAGGACACAATTCTATCAATGGTGTAAAGATGATGCAGAGTTTAAGAAGCAAGTAGATGATATAAACAACATTGCATTAGATATGGCAGAGAGCCAACTACATAAGCAGATAATAAATGGCAATACAAGTGCAACTATATTCTATTTAAAAACCAAAGGTAAAAACAGGGGTTATGTAGAACGACAAGAGCTTACAGGTTTCGAGGGTACTAAATTATTTGACATTGAAATAGTAACACGAGTTGAAGAAGACGATAAGGAGTAATGTAGTATATGACCACCTCACAAATAGCGATAAGAAAATAATTGTAGAGCAGGGTGGTACACGAAGTGGTAAGACATTTAATATACTACTTTGGATACTTGCTTATTATTGTACAAATAATACAGGTAAGACAATAACAATAGTGCGTAAGACGTTTCCTGCGGTGCGAGGTACTGTGATGCGAGATTTCTTTGACATACTAAAAACAAATGATTTGTACTTTGAAGAACTGCATTCAAAGAGTACGCACGAATACTTTGTAAACAATAATAGGATTGAGTTTATTAGTTTAGACCAACCAACCAAGATACGAGGTCGCAAACGAGACTTACTATTTATCAACGAGTGCAACGAACTTACATTTGAAGATTGGCAGCAGCTTATATTTCGTACAACAGAACGAGTGGTTATTGACTACAACCCCTCTGATGAATTTCATTGGATATACGATAAGGTGCTTACAAGAGAAGATGTAGATTTCTTTCAAACAAACTACAAGGACAATCCGTTTTTAAGTAATGTAATAAAACAAGAGATTGAACGACTTAAAGACATTGACGATAATTATTGGAGAGTGTACGGACTCGGAGAGCGCGGTAAGAGCCGTTCTCTTGTATTTTCTTTTCAAACTATACCCAATATACCACCAAGTGCAAAACTCGTCAGCAGAGGGCTTGATTTTGGTTTTAGCAATGACCCCTCGGCATTAGTAGAAACTTACATAGATGGCGACAATATGTATGCAAGAGAGTTATTATATCGAACAGGAATGACTAATCAGGATATAGGAAATGAATTGCAAAGGATAGGGTTAGATAGGCGAGATGAAATATGGTGCGATAGTGCAGAGCCAAAGAGTATTGAGGAAATACATAGAATGGGATACAATACCAAAAAAACCTATAAGGGTGCAATCAATATAAGTATAGATATGATACGCAGGTATAAACTATATATAACAGAGGATAGCATCAATATGATAAAAGAGTTGCGTAACTATAAATACATTGAGGATAAGAACGGACAACTAACTAATAAGCCGATAGATGCTTTCAACCACAGTATTGACGCACTGCGTTATAGTATTGTCAATAAATTAGGCAGACCACAGTACGGCAAGTATTATGTGAGATAAACTTTTTTTACTTTTTCTTTGTTTTATTAAAATGTTTTAATATCTTTATGAAGTAAATAATAAAAAGATAACAAAATGAAATACGCAATCAAAACAAAAAACGGACTTATCAGAGACATCTTCGGACTTATAGCAGTATTTGAAAGTAAAGATGCAGCTTACAATTACGCAATTTCTCAACACGATTCTAGGGATGGAGTTCAGACTTACGAAATAATAACATCTCACAGAGACATTGTAGGTAAAATAACAATTTAAAAAAAAATAAAAATTAACATCTTCTTTTTTTATTAAAAGATTTTAATTATATTTAGATAGTAAAAGATAACAATTATGAAAGCAGAATTTGAAATAGTAGGTTACCACAGAGAGTATTACAATAGCCGTAAGAAATATATAGGCAGCGAAAGAATGGATACTCCTGATAGAAATGTAATGGGTTACCAAGGTCGTTACTCGCATAATGCAGAAGAACGAATTACAATAGGCAAGAAGTCAATCAAAGCAGGAGAGGTATATTACACAGAGTGTGTGCCTGTTTGTGGTAGATTGAAAGGCACTTTTAAAGATAAGATGCAAGTGCTTGAAAATAGTAGAGTAGTATTTAATTACAAATAAGATGACAAGAGATATATTAGAAATGATACAAGACCTGCAACTCGATATTAACAGAGATGAGGTTAGAGAGATAGAACATTACTTAAATTGTGATGATGATTTTTATGTTGAAATAGACGGAGAAGAATATAGATTTATCAATGAAGATGCTATATGGGATATTTATGTTGAAGGCATTCAAGCTATAACAGAAGAATGCTTTACAGGTAAATTAGATTGGTGGATAGCAATTGATTGGGAAGAAACGGCAGAGAATTGTTTACAAGCAGACGGATACGGACAGCACTTCGCAAGTTATGACGGCAATGAACACGAATATAAATTAGGCGAAGAAAACTATTACATATTTAGAACAAATTAAGATGAGAACACAATTAGATGACTTAAAGAAAGAACTTAAACAAGTAGAGGGGAAACTCTATTGGTTAGACAAATGGAATGACAAAAAGCACCTTATGAATGATTACGACCCTATGTGGAGAAAGTATATGAACAGAAGATTTGAATTGATAGATTTAATAAACAACATAAGATGAAAGAACATTATATAGACAGAACAATTAGTTTACACGAATGCCACGGAGAGGTGCATATAGTATTCAAAGACGAATTTGAAGAAGAAGAAGTATGCCTTATGTGGAATGCACACGAACTACTAAGAGACTTGCCACATCTATATCATTTTGCTAAAAGAGCAAAAGCGAAAGATGAAGAATATCAGAAAACAAAGTACAAAGAATTGATTGATGAAATACATAACGATATTAAACGACCTGTTGGCAGACCACCAAAGGATTAGTATCTATCTTTTATTAGGAAAGAGTGTAGTCGTTTGGCTGCACTTTTTTTGTACATTAGATTTAAAAACTTTTTACAATAATTCGTTATACAAATATGGAAATTAAAATAAGCGTACCAACAACACTTGGCGATATAACTCTTGAACAATATAAACGTTACGAAAAAATAGTTGTTGCTAACGAAAAAGCAGAGAATTCAGAAAGGTTTGTTAATCTTAAAATGTTAGAGATATTTTGTGAAATATCATACGAACAAGCAGCAGCAATGAAACTTGTTGATTACCAACGAATAGTTGAGCAGATATATCACGTGCTGCAAGAAACTCCCAAATTGGTAACTCGTTTTAGAATGGGCGATAGTGAGTTTGGTTTTGTGCCTAATTTAGAAGAAATGACTTTTGGAGAGTACATTGACCTTGATAACTATATACACGATATGTCGCAAGTAGAAAAAGCAATGGCAGTTCTGTATAGACCAATAAAACAAAAGTTCAAAGACAAGTATATTATTGACGAGTATAAAGGAGATTTGTTTCACGATGCTATGTTAAATATGCCAATGGATGCAGTTGTAAGTTCTATACTTTTTTTTTACAATTTAGGGATAGACTTGTCGAACGTTATGATGAACTCTTTGGAGGGGAGACAAGCAGCACAACAAGCGGAGTTGC